CGACGCTTGCGGCGGCGCTGGGCGACTATCGCATCCGCGGCATCCTGCTCGACATCGACAGTCCAGGAGGTGAAGCCGCCGGCATGATCGAGACCGCCCGCGCTATCATGGCGGCACGATCCGAAAAGCCGGTATGGTCGATCGCCAACGCGCTTGCCGCATCCGCGGCCTACGCCATTGCCGGAAGCGCGTCGCGCCTGTGCGTCACCGAGCTGGCTCAGGCCGGCTCGATCGGTTGCGTTGTCATTCACTGCGATCAGTCCGGCGCCGATAAGGCACTCGGACTGCGCTACAGCGCGGTCTATTCCGGTGCTCGTAAGATTGACGGCTGGGGCCACGCGCCGCTATCCGAGGATGCGCGCTCGGCCGTGCAAGCCGAGGTCGATTTTGTCCGCGACAAGTTTGCTGGCCTGGTCGCCGCGCAAGGCCGTTTGAGCGCCTCAGCCGCGTTAGCGACGGAAGCCGCAGTTTTTTCCGGCGAGAACGCCGTCAAGGCGCACCTCGCCGACGACGTCATGAGTTTCGACGAAACCCTCGCGGCGCTCACCGAGGCCGCAAATCCAAAACGAGGAGCATCCATGACCACAGCAGCCCTGAAGACGTCAACTGCTCTGACGCCGGCCGCCGCGCCTCTCGCCGCCGGGCCTACTGCTGCGGCGTCGGGTGAGGCCTCAATCGCCCTCACGCCGCCCGCTGCCGCCTCGGTGCCCAGCCCCGGCGAAAAATGTTCGCTGTGCGGACAGACCATGCCGGCTGATGACGAGGAGAAGGTCAAGAAGGAAGCCGCGAGAATTGCCGCAACTTCCGCCGCTGCTGCTTTGGGGACCGAACTCGCGGCCTATTCGGTCGCCGATGCGACCGAGACCGCGCAGCTTTGCCAAATCGCCAAAGAGCCGCAACTCTCGGCGAGCTTCATCGCAGCGAAAACGTCGATCGTTAAAGTGCGTGAGACGTTGGCGAATCGCGCCGCAGCGGCTGCCGACGCCGCAACCATCGATGCCGCGCTCGCGCCGGGAGGCGACCCCGAAGCAAAGGTCGCCGCCCAATGGGACGGCATCGTCGACAAGCTCAACGCCGAGCATAGCCGCAAGAAATAATTCCATCGCCGCATTGCGCGGCGTTGCCCCACATCCCGCCCGATCACTTCTTACCTCTGGAGCCAATCATGAATATCGGCATCGTCCTTACTGAAACCCGCCATCCTGGCGGCTTCATGGTTTCCGAAGCACCTGGCCGTCTGTCTCGCGACGCTGTTGTGATCGCCCAATCGCAGACCCTTGTGGCCGGCCAAGTTCTCGGCGAGCCGACTGTTGGCGATGGTAGTTTTGCTGCGGCCGCAGGTGTTGCGTTGGGGACCAACACGGGCACTGGCACCATGTCGACGCCTTCGGTTGGTGTCGGCGTTCAGGCCGGCACCTATCGTATGGTGGCGAGTGCGCCGCTACGCTGGGATGTTTTCGATCCGGCGGGAAGGAATATTGGCGAGGCCTTCGACGCAACAGCTTTTGCCGGTCAGATCAATTTCACCATCACGCACAGCTCTACGGCCTTTGCCGCCGGCGACGAATTCTCCGTCGCCGCGACTGAAACAGACCCCTCAGATGCCGGCGATTTCGTCGCACTTGGCGTTTCGTCTGGAGTCACTAACGCCGCGACCTCATCCAGTAGTGCGGTGCTTCATTTCGCGGCAGTCCCGGCTTCGATCATTGCCGGCATGGTTGTGGCCGATCTGACCACACCGGCAGCCATCGCGGCGGGCACTACAGTGCTCTCCGCCACAGCAGAAACGGTGACGATGTCGGAGGATGCCGTCGGCGGCGGCGTTCTCAACGGTGATTCCATTACCTTCATGGCGGCGGACGGTTCGGAGAACGCCGCCGCGATCTCATGGGGTAATTATACGACCGCCGCTGGTGAGACCATGGAAGGCACTGTCATTCATCGAAATGCAGAAGTCCGCGGCGTCGATCTCACCTATCCGGCCGGGGCGTCCGCCGCCCAGATCGCCGTGATCAACGCTCAACTGCTTGCGCTCGATATCGTCGTTCGCTAAGGCGCGACTTTCACCATTCATCCCGCAAGGCGTCTGACCGACGCTGATATCTGGAGAACATCGCTATGATTACAATGGACGCCTTCCGGGCGGATGCCTTCGCGGCCGTCTCGCTTACTGCCGCGGTGGACAAGATGTCGTTCACGCCGGAATTGCTCGGCCAGATTCCCGGCCTTTTCGAGAAGAAACCGATCCGTACCACTGCGGTCTGGATCGAAGAGCGCTCGAATGGTCCGGCACTTATCCTGACCCAGCCACGCTCAGCACCGCCCAAGGTGCGAGGCGTTGAAATCCGTGATGCACGATCGTTCATCGCTAAGGCGTTGGGCGAAGGTGCTCGCATCATGGCGGACGAACTGCAGAATATCCGAGCCTTCGGCAGTGAGACCGAGATGAAGCAATTGATGACGGAAGTGGCGCGCCGCCAGTTCCTCATCAAGAAGGATTTCGAGCTCACCAAAGAGAATTGGCGCCTAACTTGCCTCCAAGGCGCATTGCTCGATGCCGACGGCTCGACCATCTACAACTGGAACAACGAGTTCAACCAGGCACAGGCCGCCGAAGTTAATTGGGACCTGCAGAACGCGTCGCCAGTGTCCGGTATCATCCGGCAGATGTGCAACGAGACCGTTCGGCACGTCAAACGCAAGTTGCTCGGCGTTGGCGGCAATAACGTGAGAGTGGCGGCGCTGTGTGGTGACGAGTTCTGGGATGCCTTCACGGCCCACGTCGAAGTGCGTCAGACTTTCTTGAACTGGACCGCCGCCGCCGAGCTGCGCGAAGGCAACGCCTTCGGCCTCTTTAACTTCGGCGGCATCAACTGGATCAACTATCGCTCGACCGACGATGCCGATCCGACGCCGCCCGTTGGCCCGACCTCCGATCCGGCGGGATCGATCACAAATTCAACGCCGGCTGTAGGTGTTCCTACCACGCGCGCGAAGTTCTTCCCACTCAACGCCGGCATCTTTCAGGAAGTCTATGCGCCGGCGCCGCGCTTCGAGTTCGTCAACACCCCCGGCCTCGATGCCTATTCGTGGGTTGTGATGGATGAGAAGCGAGATATGTGGGCGGACGTCGAGGTCTTCAGCTATCCGCTGTTCGTCTGCACCATGCCGGGTTGTCTGATTAGCGGAAAGCGCACGTCGGCCGATTAAATCATCGGGGCGTAAGCTTCCGGTGTCCGATGCGGCCTTCGAGGAGAGCGGAATGTCGAAGAACAGCTTGCCGCTTTCACCGCCTCTAAAGCCAGCGATCTGCCGTATGGTGATCTTCCATTCGACGTTCCCGGAGGAGCGCTGGAATGGAGCGACGCAGCATGCCGCCGTGATTACCGGCGTAAAATCGGACGACGTCGTCAATCTTCTTGTGCACCCCAACGGTGCCCAATCTGTGGTCCAGTTGAATATTCCTCGCGAAGGCTCTTTCAAGCCGGTCGCCGGATTTCCCCATCGCTGCTGGGTGTGGCCGCCGCGGAATTGAGATCCTGAATGTCGAGCATTTTCCAGGAAGCCTTTGCGCTCGCTTCGGACGGAATCGACGAGGTCTTCGGCGAGTGGTGGGTTTACATGCCGATGGCCAAGGACAGTCCCAATACGCGCCCTTCGCCGGACCCTTTGCGTAATACCAAGCGAGTCTTCGCGGTCTACATCGATCCGTTTGCGCGTGCATTCTCCGGGCCAGAGAGAAAACAGGGCTTTAAGGTCGAACATCCCGGTCACGCGTCCGATCGTCCAGTTTGCAACATCGCTCTATGCCGGCTGCCCTATGAGCCACGCGACGGTGATCGCGTTATTCGCGAGCAGACAAAACTGCTTTACGAAATCGCAGAACGCCGCCCTAACGGCATGGGCCGCGCAGCTCTCGACCTCAACTTACTCGGCAATGTTTGATGTCGCTGGCACGCACCGCCCTGCGCCTCGCTGCGGTCGAAGCGCTCTGCCCAACCGCCGCGTTGGCTGCCGACGGACCTTGGCAGACGTTGGCGCAAAAGTATGTATTCGACTCGCGCATCAACCCGATCGAGGATGATCTCAAAGTCGGTGAAGATCGTCCGATCATTTGTGTCTACACGGAACACGATGACGGCAAATCGGGCCAGGGCCGCGGCGGGCCGCCGTTCCTGCTCACGATCGATCTCGTGCTCGAACTCTCGATCGTGGTGAAAATTGCCAAGGATGGCGATCCGGAAAACTTCATCGTCGGCGAGCCTGAGACCGATCCCGAACTCGAGGCCGCGCTTGATCTGCTCGAAGCGCAGATCAAATTCATTTTGCTATACGCGGCGCCGGGGCGCATTTGGCGAGAGGTCTCGAAAAGCCGGGTGCACAATCCGCGCTCGACAATTCATCGCACTTCCGAAGAAGGCATCCGCCTCGCCAAGCGCACGATGACCTGGAAGGTCGAGGTTGAGGACGATCAATACGAGGCGGCGCCGAAAGCTCCGCTGAAGGGCTTTGCCATCCTGCCGTGGCCGCTGCGCACGGTCGCTGAAATGCTGCCCGAGGGATCCTACGGCCGCAAGGTTTGCTTGGGGCTGGCCGCCGAGATGACCGTTCCAGTCATGCCGATCGCCGTGCCGATCGAGACCGTGACGCTCAATGTGAAAGTCATGGACCCATCGACCGGGACATTGCCCGCCACTCCTAATCTCGTCGCCGAAGTCGACAACCTGCAGAGCTGATCATGGACAACGTCTTCGTGAAACCGGCGCGCGCCGCGGACGGCAAAGTCATGGTGGTGCCTGACCCGCACTCCTTCAGGCCGCTCGCCGCCGACGGCGAATGGAAGCCGCGCACGAATTATTGGGTGCGTCGCCTGCGCGACCACGACGTGACCGAAGCCACGCCGCCGCCGGAGGCCAGCAAGGCCAAGGCGCCCCCGACTGCCGAAGATGAATCTCCCCCTGCCGCCGCCGAGCCCGGCGCGCCGGCCGAAGCCAGGAGCCGCCGCAAATGAGCATCGCCTTCAACAACGTTCCCGGCAACACGCTGGTTCCGTTCTCTTGGTTCGAATTCAATTCCGGCGGCACGCCTTATTCGGGCGCGTCGCAGGTGCTCATCGTCGGTCAGATGACGTCGGGCGGCGCGGGCGCCGCTGGCGTGCCCTACGGCCCGATCCAGTCGCAAGCCGACGCCATCAAGCAATTCGGCCTTGGCTCGATGCTGGTGGCGATGTATGTCGCCGCACAGCTCAATGCGCCGATACAACAGATCTGGGCGTTGCCGCTCGCCGATCCTTCCGGCGCCAAGGCTGCAGGCAGCGTCGTATTCACGGCGCCCGGCGTCGCCGGCGCGGCTTTGCTCGCCGTCATGGGAAGGCTGATCTCTTTCCAGGTCAACGCCGCCGACAATCCCGCGACCATCACCGCGAACGCGGTTGCCGCGGTGAACGCCGCGAATCTTCCGGTCGTCGCCGCGGTCGATGGCGGCGAAACCAACAAGATGGATTTGACGGCGGTTCACATCGGCGCGCTCGGCGATAATATCGACGTCGCGCTGGTCACCAACCAGCCGAACGTGCTGGCGCCCGCGAACGCGACCATCGTCGCCATGGCAGGCGGCAGCGGCGTGCCGTCGCTCACGACGCCGCTTGCCAATTGCGGTTCGCTGCCATTCGACTGGATCGCCTCGCCCTATTCGGACGGGACTTCGCTCGGCGCGTTCCAAACCTTCCTCAACGACCAGGCCGGCCGCTGGTCATCCTCCGAGGAGCTGTATGGCCATCACACCACGGTGTCGCTCGGCAATTTGTCGACGCAGGCGACGCTCGGCGCCACACGCAACAATCAGCACGAAACCATTATGGGCTGGCAATCCTTCCGAACGCCGCCGTGGGAGATCGCCGCCGCGCTCGCCGGCGGCGAGGTGTCGAACCTGGCCACCGCGCCGAATCTTTCTGTGCCAATGCAGGGCATCGTGCTGCAAGGCACGCTGCCGCCATTCGATCGCACCAAGTGGTGGCAGCTTTCCGATCGCCAGGCGCTCTATTCCGCCGGCATCGCCGCCTTCACGGTGAATTCGGCCGGCCAGGTCGTGATCGACCGCATGGTCACGACCTACAAGACCAACGCCGAGAACGCGCCCGACGCCACCTTCCTCGACATCGAGACCATGGCGCAGGGCATGTTCGCGCTGCGCTATCTGCGCACCGCGGTGCAGACCCAGCTCGGCCGCAAGGCCTTCGCCGCCGAAAATCCGTTCAACGTGGCGACGATCGTGACTCCCTCCGACGTCAAGACCGTGCTCATCCACGCCTATAATGATCTCGTGGCGCTCGGCGTGACCCAGGACGGCGACGACTTCGCCAATTTGCTGGTGGTGCAGCAGAACGCCGACAACCCGAACCGTTGCGATAGCTATCTGCCGCTGGAAATGGTCAACCAGTTGCGCATCTTCGCCGCCAACGTCACGGCGTTCCTGCAATACTACTCGCCGTCGGGAGCGCCTTTGGCGCAGCTCGCAAATCCCTAAAGGCTCATGAAGCCAGCCCCGTAGCACGCTAGAATCCTGGAGCACGTCATGGCAGAAGTTGATGGCCAATTCGGTGGTCGCATCACGTTCGATTTTTCCGGGCAGAAGATTCCGGCGGCGGAAGGCGAATTCGTTATCAATCCGTCTCTCTACAAGAAAGAAATGAAGACCAACCAGGACGGCAGTTCCGCCGTTCTCCTGACGCCCAAACAGCCCGGCTGCAAGCTCAAGCTGCGCAATAAGGCCGGCGTCAATTGGCAGACACTGATGCAACAGACCGGCAACGCGACCATCACCGAACAGGACAATGGCCGCACCCATCTGTTCACCAACTGCACGTTCACGGGAGAGCCCGAGATCAATCTCAGCACCGGCGAAGTCGATGGGCTGATGATCGAGGGGGGCACCTATCAAGAGGTGACGTAATATGTCGGAGACGAGTGAAATCAAGGAAGTGCTCAAGCTGCGCAAGCCTATTACGGTGCATGGCAAGAATGGTGCGGAGAAAATATCGGAGCTCAAGCTTAAGGAGCCGTCCGGGCGCCTGATGCTGCATAAGGGCTTGCCGTTCACGGTATTGACGGAGATCAGCGAAGGCAGCGCCAATCGCGTTGAGGTCCGTATCAATCCGTCGCTGGCGCTCGAATATCTGGTCGAGATGTCAGGTCACGACGCCCTCATTCTCGAACAGCTTTCCGCTGTAGACGTGCGGGCGGCGCATCTGGCGCTCACGAGAATGCTCAACCCTACCGAGGCCTGAGAGGGATCGCCGACGCGTTGGTGTTCGATCTCAATTGGGATCCCCGCGCCGTCTACGATCTGTCTCCGGCCGAAATCGTCTATTGGTACGAACGCGCGGTTGTTTGGTTCAAACGTAGAAAGCGACCGCGGCGATGACCGAGAAGATTCTCCAATCGGAATTGCGCATTGTCGCGACCGACAAGACGGCTGCGGCTTTTGCTGGCGTCGCCAAACACGCGGTGGAATTGCGCGAGGCGTTGGGGGACCTGAAAAACTACAGCCTCGGCAGCGCCGGCTTCGCGACCGCCAATCGGCAGATCCAGGAGCAGACGCGACTGCTCCGCGCCGAGCGCACGGCGGCGCAGGAAGTGCATCGCGCGCTTGAAGTCTCGAACGCCGCGATCGGCAGGGGCGGCCAGCTCTGGCAGAAGTTCGCCAAGGATGCCGGCATCGGCCACCTCGCCGTCGGCATGGGCACCATGAAAGTAATGGAGTCCGCCGGCGAGGCCGGCGCGAGCTTCGAGCATGAACGCGCGCTGATGGGTGTTGCCGGAATGCCGGCGGATGATGTTGCGCGCGCCACCGCTGCGGCTTGGGCCGCGACCGGTCATGTGCCGGGCGTCGATGTTTCCGACGCACTCAAGGTCACCCGCGAACTTCGGATGGTGTTCGGCAGGACCGACGAGGCAATCAAGAACCTGGAGCCGATCCTGCGCGCCACGTCGGTGCTGCGCGCGGTCAATCCGGAGGCCGACGCCTCGGGCGAAAGCTACGCGCTGGCGAAGGCGCTTGAGCTCAAGGGCGTCTCCAACGATCCGGCGCATTTCAACCGGCTGCTCGGGATGATGATCCAGACGCTGATCGCGTCCGGCGGCAAGGTCAACGGCGAGGAGTTTTTCGAGTTCACCAAATTGTCCCGCGGTGCCGGTCTCGATCTGAGCGATCAGTTCTACGCGCGAATTGCGCCAATGCTGATTCAGGAAATGGGCGGCGCCTCATCAGGCCGCGGCATTGCGTCCTTCGAGCAAGCGTTGGTCGGCGGCAAGATGACAAACCGCGCCGCGGCTGAGTTCGTCAAGCTCGGTCTGGTTGACGCAAAGGGCGTCATCATGACCACGACGGGCTCCGTCAAAGGCATAAAGCCCGGCGCTCTCCATGGCAGTGCGCTTGCCATGTCTAATCCCTACGAGTGGATCCAGAAATATCTGCCGCCGGCACTCGCCGCGCATGGCATTACCGAGCAGAGCGCGGTCTCTGAGGAATTGGCGCATCT